CACTGACGACCGACCCGATAAAGTGGACCGTGCATCGTCCTGGCTTGATCGATAGCGTTGGATTTTGTCATTGAGAGCCTCCTGGTAGGCGCGGGCTCGGCCGCGCTTGGTATTCTGGGTTATCTGCGCGCAATGTGCGCAGCGCAGTAGATGTAAATCTCATCGCCTGCCGGCGTGTGCTCGTTCACTGCGTGCATGAGCATCAGCGCAATACCGTCCGCGTCAGATGGCTCGGCAAAAGCAAATTTGGTTTCGAGCACCAAATCGATCAGTGTCCTTAGCCCATGCAGCCTGTCGTCATCTGAGATGTCGATCAGCGCCTTGTCCACGCCATCATCAAGCCCTTCCGCAGTAGCCAGCTTGCGGGCGTCAGCAAGTAATACCGCAATGGCTTCAACATTTGGTATGTCTCGGCTGTAGTCAGCCGAAACTTCGTTGTATGAACGCCCGTCGTAGCGCGTGAACCTTGCCGTTTTCATGTTTCGTCTCCTGTCTGATTGGTCTGCGTCTCTGTTGATTTAAGTATACAACATAATCTGATTTACGCAAGCCAAAATCAAGCAAGCCGATAAACGGTACCAGCGCATAGCGCGGGCGAGCCCGCGCCCACACGAGCCCGCGCCCACACGAGCCAGCGCCCACGCACTCCTCACGTCATCCCAAAAAGTCGCAACCCTAATCTATCCCTGCAACACCCTCCCAGCCGATCCTTGGCGCATGACCACAGCCGCCACCATGCGCGATCTGTACCTGGCCGCCGAGCAAGACATCCTCAGCTACGGCACCAGCAACCGCTTCGGCGATCGCATCCTGACCACGGCCGACCTGCCCGACATCCGGCGGGGTCGCCAAGAATGGGAGCGACGCGCCGCGTCGGAGGAATCGGCCGCCGCCGGCCGCCACCCGCTGCAATTCAGCGTCGCGCGCTTCGACTGATGCCAGTCCGCGACCCCTACCGCAGCCCGCCCAACCGCTACAGCGCAGCCCCGCGCGCGTACTACGAGGCGGCCAAGCCCGGTGACACCTACCGGCGCAAGCGCCGCGAGCCCGGCAGCGCCAATGCCGCCGTCGGCCGCGCCGGCGCCACGCTGCGTCAGCTCGCCCGCCATGCCGAGCAGAACCACGACCTGGCCCGCGGCGTGCTCGCCATCCTCACCGCCAACATTGCCGGCCCGTTCGGCGTCGGCATCGAGCCGCAGCCGCGCCGCCGCGACGGCAGCATCCATACCGAGTTCGCCAGTGCCATCCGCCAACTGCACCGCGACTGGGCCAAGCGCCCGGAAGTCACCTGGCGCATGACCTGGCCCGTCGTCCAGCAGCTGGTCTGCCGCTCCTGGATACGCGACGGCGAGGCCCTATCGCACAGCCTCATGGGCCGCATCTCCGACCTGCGCCACGGCACCCGGGCACCGCTCTCCCTGGAGCTGCTGGAGCCCGACTACCTCCCGCTGGACCTGTCCGACACCGGCCGGCGCATCGTCCAAGGCGTCGAGCATGACCGCTGGGGACGCCCGACCCACTATCACCTCTACCACCAGCACCCGGGCGACATCGAAACCGCCTATATCAGCACCCATGCCGCCCTGCGCCGCGTGCGCGCCGAGCGCATCGACCATCTGGCCCTGACCGACCGGCTGCACCAGGTCCGCGGCGTGTCCATCTTCGCCTCCGTGCTGGAACGGCTCGAAGACCTGAAGGATTACGAAGAATCCGAGCGCGTCGCCGCCAAGGTGGCCGCCTCCATGGCCGGATTCATCCGCAAGGGCGCCGCCGATCTCTACCAAGGACCGACCGAATACGACGAAGACGGCCGCCCCGAGCCGCGCAGCCTGCGCATGCAGCCCGGCATCATCTTCGACGACCTGCTGCCCGGTGAGGATGTCGGCACCATCGACACCAACCGGCCCAACCCAAACCTCGGCACGCACCGGCAAAACCAGCTGCGCGCCGTCGCCAGCGGGACCTACGTCACCTATTCCAGCGCCGCCAAAGACTACGACGGCAGCTATTCCAGCCAGCGTCAAGAAATGGTCGAAGGCTGGAGCGTCTACGGCACGCTGCAGGCCCGATTCATCGGCGGATTCGTCGAGCCCACCATCACCAGGCTGAACAACACCGCGATCGCCGCCGGCGCCCTGCGCATCCCCGCGGACCTGGACATCGACACCATCGACGACACGCTGTTCATCCCGCCGCAGCAGCCGTGGATCGACCCGGACAAAGAGTCCCGCGCGTTCGAGCGGCTCGAAGACAACATCCACGCATCCGGCCCCGAGATCATCCGTCGCCGCGGCCACAATCCGCGCGACGTCATCGAGCAACAGGTCTGGTGGGAAGAAGAGCGCCAGCGCGTGCTCAGCATCCGGCAGCCCGACGAGGGTCTCGCCGCCGCCCGCGCCACCCGCAACACCGTCACCGACATGAGGCCAGACTGATGCCGCTGCACCAGGTCATCCAAGCCAACGGCGGCAAAGGCCGTTTCGAGATCAAGGCCGCCGGCGACGCCCCGCCCGAGCTGCTCATCTACGGCGACATCGGCGCCAGCTGGTGGGATGAAGAATCCACCACCGCCAAACAAGTGACCGACGCGCTCGCCGCGCTCGACGCCCCGCAGATCGCCCTGCGCATCAACTCCAGCGGCGGCGTCGTCGCCGATGCGCTCGCCATCCACAACGCGCTCGCCCGCCACCCCGCGCGCATCGTCGGCCACATCGACGGCATCGCCTACAGCGCCGCAAGCCTCATCGCCATGGCCGCCGATGAGCTTCGCATGTCCGACAACGCCCTGCTGATGATCCACGCCCCGTGGGGAATCAGCATGGGCAATTCCGAAGAGATGCGCCGCTCCGCCGACACGCTCGACAAGTACGCGGCCGCCATGGCCAACAGCTACGTGCGCGCCAACGGCCTGACCTACGACCAGGCGCTGGCCCTGCTCACCGATGGCCAGGATCACTACTACACCGCCACCGAGGCCCAGGCCGCCGGACTCATCGACGCCATCGATGCCGCCGAGCTGCCCATCGCCGCCAAAGTGCGCGGCTTCGATTTCACCCGCTACCGCAATCCGGCGCGCCGCGCCGACCAACCGGAGGCATCCATGCCCGACACCAAGCCCGCGGCCGGCGCCGACATCCCGGCCACCGAGTCCACCCCAGAGCAGCAACCGCAGCCCGACAACGTCATCGCCATCGAGCAGGCCGCCCATGCCGCAGAGCGTCGCCGCATCGCCGCGCGCAATGCCGAGCTCGCCCCGGTCTTCGCCCGCTTCGACGGCGACCCGGACATCGCCGCGCTGCATCGCGAGGTCCTGTCCGATCCCGCCATCAGCGTCGACCAAGCCCGCGCCCGACTGCTCGACAAGCTCGGCGAAGGCTCCGAGCCGCTCGCCAACAACCCCGACATCCGCGGTGGACTGGACGCCCGCGACAAGATGCGCGCCGGCATGCGCGACGCCATCCTGATGCGCGTCGGCGCCGAAAAGCACGACCCCGCCAATGAGTTCCGCGGCCTGCGCCTGTCCGAGATGGCCCGCAGCTGCCTGGTGGCCATCAACCACCCTGGCGCCAACCGCATGACGGCCGAGGAGCTCGCCCCGCTGGCCCTCACGTGGGGACCGGTGCGCGGTGCGCAGACCACCAGCGACTTCCCGATCCTGCTCGAAGAGGCCCTGCACAAGCTCGTCCTACGCGGATTCATGGCCGTGCAGCCGGCCTACAGCCGCTTCTGCAAGATCGGCGACGTGTCCGACTTCCGATCCTGGAACCGGCTCGTCCCCGGACTGATCGGCAACCTCGACGGCGTCAATGAGCACGGCGAATACCGTGACAAGGCCATCCCGGATGCGGTCAAGAACGCCATCGCCGCCACCCGCAAGGGCAACATCTTCAGCCTGACGCCCGAAGTGCTGGTCAACGACGACACCGGCCACATCAGCGACATGGCCTTCGCCCTCGGCGCCGCCGGCCCGCGTACCATCGATCGCGCCGTGTTCGCGCTGATCGAAGCCAACCCGACCATGGCCGACGGCTTCGCGCTCTTCTCCAGCGACCACGGCAACCTCGCCGGCACCGGCGCCGTGCCCAGCGTCGCCGAGTTCGACGCCGCCCGCGTTGCCATGGCCGCGCAGACAGCCCCTGGCGAAGACGCCGAGCCGCTCGACATCCGCCCGGCCATCGCCGTTGCGCCAACCGGCCTCGGCGGCGACATGCGCGTCATCAATGATGCCCAGTACGACCCCGACACCGCCAACAAGCTGCAGCGACCCAACAAGGTCCGCGGTCTTGTGCGCGACATCGTCGACTCGCCACGGCTCACCAGCGCCATCGCCTATTACTTCTTCGCCGACCCCATGATCGCCCCGGTCATCGAAGTTGTATTCCTCAACGGCCAGCGCGAGCCGCGCATCGTGCAAGAAGAGAGCTTCCGCACTGGCGGGCTCAGCTGGCGCGTCGAGATGCCGTTCGGCGCCGGCGCCATCGACTTCCGCGGCGGCTACAAACAGCCCGGCACCGCAGGCTAACCAACCGCCCGTAGGCGCGGGCTAGCCCGCGCTGCGAGCCCGCGCTGAACCAGACCCCATCGCATCCGGAGAATCCACATGGTCAGAATCCAACTACAGCCCGGCGAGGTCGTCGACTACGTAGCCGCGGCCAATGTCGCCAGCC